ATAACCATATTTATAGAGGTTAATCAAATTTCAACAGTTTATTAAAACAAAGCCAATATTTTTTAAGATTCTTTAAAGCTAAATCCGTTTATATTGCTTTTAATTATTTTCTCAATATTAATTATATCTTTTTTAATTCTATAATCATCATTATTTTTACTTATTATATCCAAGTTTAATATAGAATTTATAAAAATACAATATTCATCTCTTTGTATTTTTATTATGGAACCCATATCAGTTATAGAAGTAGCTACTGGCTTTAAATCGCTTCTTACTTTTTAATTCTTCCATAAATATCAACTCCTCTTGAGTAATATTTTATCATACATATATATCCCTTTTAAATATAATTATAAATTTAATAAATTTCTCCAAGTATCTTGTCCTACAATTCCATCAGCAGTAATTCCTCTAGTCTTTTGGAACTCTCTTACTGCAGTATATGTTCCTGACCCAAATATTCCATCTACTCCATTGGTATTGTAGCCTAGTTTAACTAATTTTTCTTGAAGCAACTTAGTTATATTACCACTTGCACCTTTTCTAAGTGTAGGACATCCAACTAATGTTGCTAGTCCAGCTATGCCATCTACTTTTTGACTTGAAAAACCTTGAACATTACATTCATTTTGTAATCTTCTAATCCACTCCTCTCCAGTATCAACATTTGAAATAGATTTAGTAGCAATTACTTCATCTAACTTTGCAAATGTCTTAGTACCAGCTAACCCATCTGCTACTAACCCATGTTCTTTTTGAAATTGAATTAAACTGTTATAAGTACCTTGTCCAAAAGAACCATCTGCTCCATATCCTCCACAGTCATATCCACAAGCAATTAATTTTTGTTGAAGTTCTAAAACTCTTATACCTACATAAGTCTTAGCTTCTGCAATATGGTCTTTTTCTGCCACTACAGTAGTTTCTACTATTTCATCCTTTACACTAGTGCCTGCTAATTTTGATTTGAAGTTTAACCATCTTTCCCAATTATTATTAGTCCAGTTAGGACAAATTTTTCTACTAGCATCATAGTGTCTAACAACATGATCTAAATCTATTCCGTATAAATCCATTAAATATTTACATAATTCTAAAGCATTAGCTTCTGTAGTTTCAGAAATAACCCCTTCTGAATTACAACACATTTCTATAGAAACAGAATTTCTATTTAATATTCCATAAGCACCTTTACCATCACCGACAGCCCATGCTGAATTATTTAAATTAACAACTTGATATATATTTTCATCATCAACAAAAAAATGTGCTGAAGCATTTCTATTACATGCATTAAAATATTTAGCATTATTAAGAGCAGTATCTCCTTTGTTTCCTGTGTAGTGAAAAATCAGATATTCAATATCACTACCTTGTCTCGAGCTAAAATTATAATCTGATATCATTTTTTGAATTGTTAACATATTAAATTCCTTCTTTCTTTAAATATTTTTATAAACTAAAAAGGACACACTATTGTGCATCCTTATTTATTTCTTTTTTATTTCCAGATTTAAGTTGAATTAAAGCTTCTTGAAGTTGTGCTGGTATAGTTAACCCCATGCCAGCCGCATTCTCTAATAAACTTATAGCTTCATTTGCTATATAAAAGTAACATACAGCTGTTCTAAAAAGCCATGTTTCATTATTAATCAATCTATCTAATAATACTGCTACAATTAAAACAATTAATATCAAAGACTTTCTTGCAATACCTCTAAGTCCAATAGCTGAACTAATTTCTTTTTTTATAAACGCTTTTATTACTCCCGTTATATAGTCTAATATCATGAAAACAATTAAAATTGTTAGTGAATTATCCCATGTCCCAAACAACCACGCAATTGTTGTTCCTAATATCGGTAATAATAATTTGCTGTAATCTAATATTTTTTCCATTTTAATAAATTCCTTTCATATGTATAATAAAAGACTGCTTGTAAAAACAAACAATCTCTTATAATTTATTTTGCACATATATAATAATAACCAGCCTGACTATCTATAGAAGGAATAGCAACTTCTATATCAGAATCAGTTCTAGAAGTGTTGAACTTTTCATAAAGAACTGGATAATCATTGCTATTAATAGCTTGTCCATTGGCTCTTAACCATGTGTTTGTTCCATCTTCAAGACTATTTCCAGCGTCATATGATAACTGTTTCATTTCGCCTATCAGAGTCCTTGGGTACATTTGAGTAACATTTTCTAATTCAAATCTTGTTACTAGTTCTGAAGTTGTTTCATAACAGATTTTATAAGGGAAGGATATATTCTCATTTGGATTTAATGTAGTTGTTTCAGTTGGACGTGTATTACTTGTCCATGCCACATTAGAACCCCCTTGCACACAAACCGCTCCTACCCCAGTCGTCATTATCATAAACCCAAAACCTATTCCACTTGTCCCAGAATCAATATCAAAATTAATTTTTACACATTTACACCCAGCAATTTCTTCCTCTACTACAGGGTATTTCTTTGCTGTACCTAATCGAATAAGCCTTTTGTTGTTATTAAATGCAAATACATCTATCGCTATTTGCTCCCCTACGCTTGCACCTCTGATAGGTAGAAGCAAATGAGTAATTCTTTTATTTCTGTCGGCATACACTTCGTTTACAGGTGCAAAATACTTATTATTTTGATATGTTGCAAGATTACTGTTGTTGGTAATATTGCTATTGATATGCTTTCTGGTAAACAGCCTATGAACAGTTGGACTATAGTCATTGAAGCTATTACGTTTTGTAAATGTATTATCTTGATTTTTTTTCACACATTCTTCTAAGGCTTGACTTATCTTTGTGGAATTACTGCTAGAGATATCTATATTATCTGAATATATAGTGATATTTCCATCATTTCGATTAACTCCTCGCCCATTAACTGTATTTGGTTTATTATCTATAGCATCTTTAAGATGCGCCGTATCTCCAGATGTATATTTAATATGTTCAGCCAATACAGTAACATTCCCATTTACAGGCGATTGTCCATTAACCGTACGAACTCCACCGTTTTGTTCTGGTGGTAATATGCTTGATGGCAATCTTCCATCTGCACCTATTCTTGGTATTTTATTAGGTTCATTTCCGACATCTGATACATTAACTTTGCTAGTGAGTGTATTAAGACTAATGTTACTTCCTAAGGCAACAACTTTACCTATATAGTTACTTCTATTTAAATTGCTTATTGTACTACCCACATTTGGTAAACTGTTTCCGCCTGTTGCTGTAGTAACTCCTGTAGTGCCTCGTACTCCACCCCAAAGCATACCATTTGCACCAACAAGTAAATACACATCTTCGGTCCATCTTTTATCTACAAGCACATTAATTACTCTAGTTGCGGTAATTCTTTGCGGGTAGTTATTCTCTACTACTGTGGCTGTTCCATTTTGCACAATATATTCAATGACTTGATTATCACTATGTCTTACAACACCAATATTTACTCCAGTTACTGTAGTACCTAATTCTAAATCATTATTAACAGCTATAATGACAGAAGTAACAAGTTGATTAGCCTGTATAACCTTATTATTTGTCCCCGAATATACACCATTGCCATTCGCCGCTCCTTCAATGTTGGTGTTATTGTAAGAATATAATTCACCATCAATATACCCATTTTGTAGGACTGTTTTTCCAACTAAGATGTTATCTTTTGTTTTGCTTATGCTATCATTACATATACTAACTAGCTGTTCAAAACTTGTCCTTGATGAGAATATAATAAATCTTCCTGAATAATGATAATCTGCTACTCCCAATCTAGTTCCTACAGTAGGTATAGGCCCCCCGAACGCATTCGCTCTAGGAGGCGTATCCATATTCCACAACATTTTATTACAGCCAATTAAAAAATAAACTTCTTCATTAAAACTTCTATTAATATCTATATATATTATTTTTTGAGCATTTAAATTTGCGTTAGTATTGTAACACACAGTTGCTGTTTCATTTTGTACGATAACTTCTTTTACAACATTATTGCTTTTCTTAACAGCTAAAGCAACCACATTATTTACTGTACTTCCTACTTCTAAACCAGGGTCTACTGCCATAGCAATTTTACCAACATTTATACCAGCATTAATTGAAGTGGATGGGACACCAAAACATGACCCACCATTACCAATTAACATATCAGAGTTCTTATTTGAAAACATTTTTAATATAGTTCCTTCAACATGCCCATTTGTAAAGATAGTTTCACCATTAACATTGTTAGGCAATGTTTTACTAACATAATCATTAGCAATAGCTTCTATTTTTGCTTTAGCTTTTCGCCATAGATCTTGAGTAATATCTTTTAATTGTTCAAAATTTGCTATACTCATTTGTGTTACCTCTCATTATACAAATAAGTTCTTAATCTCTGTTACTTCTTGATCTGTCATGTATGTTGCTACTGTTACAGGTGTTCCACCAGTTGAACCAAAAGTCATAGTTATTCCTGTTCTGTTTTGTGTTGCTGTTACAACTATATTGCCATCTGCTCCTGGTCTGTAACCATTAATACTTGTGATTATTCCATCTTTTGAGTTTAATTCAATAAATTCAGTTGTTGCATTACTAGTTCCTTTGTTGATACATAAATACCTTTTACTTGTATCCGTAGCAACAACAATATCTCCATTTTCGTATGTAATTGTTCTTAATTGTACATCGTTAAATGTTGACACTGTAAAGTAGTCATTAATAGCAATTGATGGTAACATACCTTTGTCTAATTTACCATCTGCTCCTAGTCTTACAACCTTGTTAGCTACTGATGTAGTTGAAACTTCCTCTTTTTTTACATATAATCCGCCATCAGCATTTACTTTATCTAGTTTTTCCGATAAAGATTTTATACTTTCTCTACCCACTAAATGCATAGTGATAGTGTTATTAGTAGCGTTATCATTATAATTTACATTTTCATTTGGAGTTGAACTTTGATCGTGTGGAACGTTAATTACATCTTCTATATATTGCGAACTTATTTGAGTCATTGCTTGTATATTCTGAGTTGTGGTTCTAAGCAAGAAATATACTTCTTCATTAAAAGTTCTATCTACTGGAATTCTTACAATTTTTCTATCCGTTCCATCTATATTTAAAGTTTCGACAGCTCCTTGATAAGAAGTATGTAATAAAGTGTTTATTGTATCAGAATTTTTATTTTGTTTTTTATTTATAGCCCACACTTTCCAAGTTGAAGCAGTATCATTTTGAACTGAACCATCGATATATACAATAATACTATGCACATATCCATCAATAAAAGATTTACTCGTAAGCCCTCTATATGCTAAAAATCTATCTCTACTCATAGCCCCATTAACAGTTCCAATATGAGTATTATTTATATTTGCTGCGTTATTTACAGATACATCTTGTTTGAAGTTGTTTTTATCCTGTAATCTTGCATAATCAGTTAAATTAACATCTTTTGTTGTGTTATTTGCTTTTCTAAAAGTTATTTTCTTTTCTGTTGCTGGTATTTCTGCATCAACAAAAGCATTATCATATCTTTCTTTTGTTTTTGTCCATGAATAGTCTATAATTTCTTTTAGTTGCGATTGTTTTACTATATTATTTGACATAAATTTCTCTCCTTTAATTAAATAAATTTTTAATATTTTGAACTTCTTGATCCGTCATAAAGTTAATTGTCCCTCTAACCAAACCAGAGCTATCAATAAATTCATACCTAGTCTCATCACTAGATACCCTAACGCTTGTTAAAGCATTAGTATTATTTCCTCCACCGCCAGCTCCTCTGTTATAGCACAAAAATTCTAAGTATTCTTCAATACGCGAGTTTGGAACCGGAAGTGAATTTAAATTTGTATTCCTTCCAGAAATATAATTTAAAAATTCTTCTGAACGAGAGCCTACAAAGCTAGGTAAACTTGCTAAATCTTTAGCCATTCTAACCACCCCCTAAGAAGCTAAAGCGTCAATTTTCTTTTCTAGTAATTTTATTTTTTCTTCTAAGCTTTCTATTTGTTTATCTCTTAATAAAACTTCTTCTTGTAAAGCTCTTGCAACAATGCTTGTATATGCAGTTATATCAAATGCTAAGCATTCCTTTTCACCTATTTTCTCTTTTGTTATAGGGTCGAAGTCAACAATATTACACTCCCTAAGCATATATTTACCTATATGGCTATCTTGTATATCCTGTGCAATAAATCCAAAATTATTTTCTTTCGCACCTTTATAGTTATATGTGGCAAACCTAAACTCTCTAATAAAATCAATGAATGTTTGTTTTTTTATTTTAGAATTAAGTCCTATTACATCTACTTCACTTAAATATTCAATATTCTCTTTTAAGTTTCTATCAGACATTTGAGATAAAGTTCCTGAACACAATAAAGTTGAACCATCATTTTGAAATCTATATGTATAATCCGATGTACTAGCTTTTGAGTTATGAAAATCAACATACTTTCCAATTTCCATAACACCTTGATTATTTACTAAAGGTATCAATTCCCATCTTTTATTATTTGAATGCCCTCCAACATGAAGCCCATTAATATGAAGAGTATGAACATCATAAAATTTTCTTGTTGGCACTCCAAGATAGCCCACTTCATTTCTATAAGGCACTATGCCACCACTTCTGGTCATAAGCCATTCTGACCCATCAGCAAAAATTGTTGGGATTCTTGCGCCATTTACGACTGGATCAGAAGAATATTCAAACTGCACTGCACCGACTTGTGTTAATGTATAACTTATAGGAGCGCTACCATTAAATGATTGTGTTGCATTCCCTATTGTAATATTTCTTGCATTTTGTAGCCTTGTAGCTGTATCTGTATTACCTTGAACATTACCAATAACCTTAGAAGAATTTCCCATAGTCAAATTACCAGTCATTGTCCCACCAGTTAAAGGAAGATAGCTTTTAAATTTATTCTCTAATAGCGTTAAAAATGCGCTAAGTGTACTGCTTCCATGCTTAACAATATCAGAAGAAGTGTGCGGGTAATAAATATCACCAGTTGCACTTTGAATTTCTATTTTATTTATAGCCATTTTATCCCCCCCTTTAAGGAACTACCTTGAAAAATAATTTAACTTGTTGAGCCGTATTGTAACTAGTTCCAACTCTTACTGTTTCTCCAGTATCTCCCTTATCGCCCTTTGGCCCTTGTGGGCCAGTTGCTCCTTGTAAACCTCTAGGCCCTTGTGTCCCAGCATCTCCTTTAACACCTTGTGGCCCTTGGGCTCCAGTAGCTCCTCTTTCTCCTTGCGGACCTTTAATGTTAACGCTAGTTGGATTATTTAAACCACCATTATTACTCCATGATAGAACTCCAGCGGAGCTAACGGTAGGGGTGAATGTTGTTCCGTTTGCACCTCTAGCCCCAGTTTCCCCTTTAGCCCCTTGGGTTCCCGCAGGCCCTTGAATACCTTGTAGTCCTCTTTCCCCTTGCGGACCTTTAATATTAACACTTGCGGGGTTAGCTAAACTACCATTATTAGTCCAAGATAACACTCCTGTGGAACTAACTGAAGGAGTAAATGTTGTTCCAGTTGCACCTTTAGCACCTGCTGCTCCTGCCGCCCCAGTTTGTCCTCTTAATTTTCCACTATCATATTTTTGTTGAAATGTTTCCCCATCAGTAAAGGTAACCGCATCAGCTGAAGTAAGTGGATCTACATCTTCTATAACTGCTCCTGTATTTTCGTTTAATAATTGTATTTGAACTTTTTTCTTTGCCATTTTTCTATCTCCTTTTAAACTTTTATTCCTAAGTTTGGACTAACCCTTATTGTTACATTTCCACCAGTACCACTATTCACTTTATCTGTTATTTTACAGTAGATAGTATTTTGTTTTCTTTGTGATATTGCTGGTAATGTTTCTGATACTACAATTTCTAACTTATTCTGAAGTTTAGATAAAATATTAAATACCGTTCTATCTAATGCCTCTATATTATACTGATCCTTTGTTTTAAATCTTAAATCCTCAATGTTGCTTTGCTGTATACTAAGAACTTGTGAGCCAACTAAAATTTTAGCTAATAGAACTTGATTTCTATTAGCTGTTGGAATTGTTGGATTTGCACTTGGTTGTCCTCTTAATGCTTTAATTTCTCCAGTGCTCATATCAGCAACAATTAAATCATATCTATTAAATGTTGTTGTATTAGCAGTTATTTTTATATTTTCAGTAGTATCAGAAGCTAGAAATTTTCCTTCAAAACTACATTGACCAGTGCTAACATTTATACTTAGATCTGGACTATCTAATGCTGAAACTTTAAAACTATCAGCATAAATAGTTTTTTCAACATGAGTTTTTGAATCCATTTGTATAACATCTTCAACATAATATCTAGTTGCTTCTTCATTATCTATATTAAACTCAACTGGATATAACTTTACCATTTTCCCCCTCCTTTAAAATCTATATACTTTTGGCGATTCTTCTCTAAACATACAATTTCCAAGTTCTATATTCATAGTTTCTGTTTTACAATCAATTGTAAACTCTATTATTTTTATCTCTGTATTTAAGGATATTTCTTTTAAAATCAAGCTAATATTATCACCAACCTCAACATCAAAAATATTAAAAGTATCACAATTAGATACATTTAAAGAAATTGATATTAATGGATTTTTACATTTATTTAGTTCATCTTCTACATATTTATCTAATGTACTTTGTAATCTTATATCATTTACAACTAATTCTTTAGAAAAAACTCCATATTTGTATATAGAGTTTAAATCTTTAGCTTCAGCTATTATACTATGCTCTATATCCGAATCATCTGTATATGTATTTTTAGCTACTATATAATTATAAATTTCACCACTGCTGGTAATAGATAAAGTTTTATTTACATTAATATCTGAATTTATTTCATAATATGTTTTATCAATTCCTAGTGATGTATATAAATTTAGCTTTCTATTTTTATCAATTTGCCAAAAATAATTTGCATCTGTAGTAAATTCATCAAGTTTATCATAAAAATTATCATTCCAATTAATAATTCTGGTAGTTTGAAGATTATTTTTATGGGCAGTACCTTGTGAAACACCTGTGTTATACATATTATTTATAACATTTAGCATATTATATAAAACTTTATCATACTCCCCTGTAAAAACATTATTATCTTGTCTTATATACATAGTAAACAACTTATCTTGTATAAGCCTACCATAACCAAAACAATCAATAGTAAAAAAAGAAGCATGAGGATTAGAGTTATATATAACTCCCCACCATAGTAATTCTTCTTTTGCAGAAATATGCTGATTATAGACATTCATCTCATTTATTCTTCTATAGATCTCTATATGATTATTATTTTGCAATATATCTTCAGTTGTTTTAATACTTCTTGGTAAAGTCAAACTAGCTTTCCATATACCATTTAAAGTTTTTGTGTAAGTAAGTTCACTTATCTCATATACTTCTTCTAAAATTATATGCTCTTTATTAAAAATTTTTATATAATAATCATTACTAATTAAACCCATACTTCTCGCCACTTAACAGTTGCCACTGCTTTACTTCCCGTATATACTATTTCTAAATTATTTTCTCCAGGTAATAAACTTATCCATGTACCTGTTTTATTTTTTATAACAGATTTCTGCACTCCTGTTTCATCTACTTTATAAACACCCCTACTACTTAATCTACAATCAACTATTAACTTCTCATTAACAGATAAATCAATATTAACTTTTAAAGTTTCAGCACTTGTCTTATTTTTAATAGTTACGGATGTTACTTCATCACCTTTTAATTCAATAAGTGGAAACACTGTATAATAACAACTATTTAAAGCTATACCATTATTCCCAATTTCTCTTTCATTAAAAGAAAAGCCTTTTGATGAAAAATTAAACCCACTAGAATAAAAGATAAATCCTCCATCTTTTCTTTTTCCTAAGCTTAATTCTTTAAAATCTCTTTTAAGAACATAAGGATTGGGAGATATTAAAACAGCTTGTATAATATTAAATTCTTGATATGAAATACTTTCTTTTATACATTCTATATAAAAATAGTCTTCTTCACCTTCATATTTAAATTCTATCTGTATTTTTTTTTGATTAAGCAAAAAATTTAAATGCTTATAGTGTTTAATTTGTTCCATAAGTCCTATGGAATCCTGAACTGCTATCTGCATATTAATTGATTTAGAATTGATTTTTGTAGTTCCAACTGTACTCCCATCACTTATTAAATCATTTAAGTTATTGCTATTAGTACTATTAAATACTCCCTCTATATTAGCTATAAAAATTGATGAAGGTATTAATTGAATTCCATTTAGAATTAAATTCGCTAATACCATAATCCTCCTTCCTTATTTTGCTGAATTAAATACGCTTCTTAAATAACTTTTATTAGCATCTTCAGAACCTTTATCAACAAAATTAGAATTATACATATTTATAATTATATTTTTTTCATTTTGAATACCTTTAAAAGCTTCAATTATTGATTTATTAACATTATTCGCATATATACTCATAGATGAAGATAACTTAGAATCTATCATATTACTCATTTTTCTAGTAGTCATTGTAGCATTTGTTACATATGAATTAGCAGGTATATACGCTAGCTCCCCTCTAGTAACTTCCCCTAAATTAATTGCTCTTGAATTATTTGGAGTATCAATAAGTTCTACACCAGCTTCATTTATATTATATAAACCAGATTTCAATACACTTCCTCCAGTTTCTCTGTTTCCTGTTATAAAATCTCCAACACTTCCTATAGCGTTAGATATCTTACTACCAACATTTGAAACAAAATTCTTCACAGACATACTTAAACTATCTAACTTGCTTATTGCTCCACTAGTATCAATATCAACAGAATACTTTTTATTACCTATTTCCATTAATGCAGATTTAGTTCCATCAGCATTTTCACTAACTTCTTGTAAATTACCTATAATCTCTCCATTCTTATTCATTATATTATTACTTGCATCTACCCAAACCTTAGAAGCATTATTTATTGAACTTTTAATTGTATCCTCTTTAATTTGTATTTCTTTTGCCATACTTCCAACATTATTAGCTATTTCCTTAGAATATCCACCAACAGTTCCATTCATAGTATTAAATACACCTATTACTTCTTTAGTATTTTTATCAACTTCTACATACATTTCAGTAGTTTTTCCAGTAACAGTATTCTCGATATTATACCAACCACTTTCTGTTATTGTACTCATTCCAGCATACTGTTCTTCTAAGTTTTTAAGTATCTTTTGTTTCTTCATGTCTTGATTTGTCAATTCTTCACCATTAAATTTATTTATCTTTTCCATTAATGAAGAATAATTATTTTCAGCCATGGAAATTTTATCTTGCCACAACGTTTCTTCTATATTTATTTCAGCATCTCTTTGTTTAATTACATTCTGTAACTTCTCTTGAGCAAATGCTAATTCTTCTCCAGAAAGTGTGCTCATTCCAATTTCAGCAGCTTCAATCATTGCATTATATTTTTCGTTTATAGCTTCTATATTTTTTTCTTTAGCTTCATATTCTGCCTTCAATATATTGCTTAATCCCTCTGTTGTATTAACTTGATATCTATCCCAAAAGCCTTGTTGAGCTTGTAATTTCTCTTCTGCTTCTAAATTTAATCTATCAATTAGTGCTTGCCCCATTTCTTGCTCTAATCTTAAAATTTCAGAGTATTCTTCTTCAGTTAATCCAACATTATTATTTTTAGCATTAGTTAATATTTCATTAATCCTATTTGCTCTTTCTTGAATTCCTTGTATAGCTTCAGTAGTTCCTTTTTTCATGCTATCTAACACAGCTTGTTCCTGTTCATCTATAATTCCATCTATATTAAACATATTTTTCATAGCTTCATACGCTGGATCTTGATTATTCTCTATAGAACTTATTATATTTTGACAAAACGTATTAACTTTTTCTGTTATAGCTGACAATTCATTATCATCTATAATTCCATTAAAATTTGCTCCTTGAATAGCTAAATTAATATCATTTACTCCTGTGGTTATAGTTTCTAAAGTATCTGTAGTTGCTTCTGAAACTTTATCTCCCCATTCTCTATATACATCACCACTTGATATTAATTCTTCTTTTGTTTTTAAAGTTATTCCATTTAATGATGCTAATGCTCTCTCCATTAAGCCATAATCTTCTTTTGCTTTTGTAACAGTCGAATCCATAACATCATTATATTCATGCCATGCATATACTCCTACCCCTAAAGCTGTTCCAATACCTGCTATTCCAGCTACTAATGCACTCATAGAAATTCCACTCATTAATCCTAATCCAGTTTTTAAAACAGTTGTAGATTTTGCAGCTGTATTCATAGCTGTTGTTGCTGCACTTGTAGATGTTGTATATTTTGATATCCATGATAACGCTTTACTACCTGCGCCAACTAAGCCACTTAATCCAGTTGTTAAACTACCTATAACCTTTAAAGCCCCTCCAGTTGCTACTGAAAGAAGTCCTATATTTACTATTAATTGTTGATTTTCATCAGATAAGTTTCCAAACCAATCAATTAGCTCTTTTGCTTTATCAATAAATTTATTTACAAATGGCAAAATTTTATCACTAAAAGATATACCCAAAGCTTCAAGTTTGGATTTTAACTCTTCTATATTACCTTTAGTATTTGCACTCATTGTTTCATACATCTTATCTAATGCACCATCTGCATTTGATACAGCATTATATAAGCTGTCATATCCATCACCTAAACCATTTAATAATTGATTTAAAGCAGTTAATTGAGTTTTTCCACCAAGTTGTGCTGCTATCATATCTCTTTGTTCTTCTGTACAATTTGCCATGGCAACTTTTATATCTTGTAATACAGTTGTTAATCCTCTAAACTTTCCAGTGCTATCATACGTTTGCACTCCTAATTTTTTAAGTGCTCCTTCAGTAGTTGATGTTGTACCCATTAAATTTACTAATATAGAATTAAGAGCATTACCAGCTTCTGCCCCCTTTGTTCCTTGGTCTGCCATTCTTCCTAATAATGTTGCTGATTCCTCTATTGGAACATTCATATTTGCAAGAGTTCCACCACAAGCTATATACGCTTCCATAAGTTGAGTTGCTGTTGTATTAGACTTATTTTGTGCTTTAGTTAATACATTTAAATAATAAGATGTTTTTTCTGTCTCTAATCTTAAAGCACTCATTGAATCAGTACCTAAATCTGTTACTCTTTTTTGATCTTCTCCATAAGCAATAGCTGCTTTAGTATATGGCTCTATAGTTTGATACATTTCTCCAACACTTTGCCCAGCTAATGCCAAGTATTGATAACTTGCTGCTATATCAGTAGCATTGGCTCCTCGTATATCTTCTCCTAGTTGTTTAGCTCTTTCAGATAGATATTTAACATCATCAGAAGCAAGTCCAGCTGTTGCTGATACTTGAGACATATTTTTTTCAAATGTAATTCCTGCATTACTAGCATATGTACCAAATAATAATAAAGGACTTGATAGCATAGCTATCTTTCCACCAATATCAGACATTCCAGAACCTACTTTTTCTAATGTTGATGACGCTTCAGAAAATCTTTTACTAGCATTTAAAAATTTATTTGATTGGTCTTCAATCGCTTTATTTACATTTTTTAAATCATTTTCAAGAGTTAATAAAGTTCCACGTTGCTTTTCCATTTGAGCTGTATGCTTAACTATATTATCTTTATTAGTTGCAATTCTAGTATTCATATTTCTATACTCTTCTGTAACTGCATCTAATTGCTCTTTTAATGATTTAGCTTGTGAACTTTCCTCTCCATATAATTTAACAGCCTCTTTATATTGAGAATTCACCTCTTTTTTTCTTGTTGATAACTTTGCTAATTGCTCTTGGTTATTTACAAGTGATACTTTATTTTTTTCAATAGATGTATTATATGTATCTATTATTTTCTTGCTTTGATTTATTGCATCATTTAAAGCACTTTGTTTTGAACCTAATGTTTTAAGATTATCTCCATATAAATTTATTTCTTTAGCACTATTTTTAACCTCTGTTTGTAATAACCCTAAATTCATCTTCATTTGCGATATTTTAGAGTTAAATTCACTATTATTAACAACATAACTTACTGCTATTTTTCCTTCACTCATTAACTCACTCCCTATATCGCATCAAAAAAAGCATTAGCATCTTTGGCTATAATAACTTCATTTTGTTTTGTATTTTTACTATCTTTAAAGATAGCTGATACTATATCAGCTGCAACACTAAGCAATAAATTCTTTTTATTATCATTATTTATATTTATTATTTGTTTTAACTTAGCTGGAGTTAAATTATAAAATTCTTCTAAGCTATAATTTAATGCTCTTGTAGCTGTTATATAGAAGTAATTAAAATAATCTTCAAAACTATGTTCACTATCTTTTATTTCTGATTTTTTATTTACTTTTTCTGATTTTTCTATAAATAATAATTGATTTATCATTGTTATTTTTAAAATTTCAACTAATTCTTTGAACTCATTTTCTTCAAATTCTAAAAAAGATTCTTTTATATCTGAAAATGATATTTTCCCATCAGCCATACAAAATATTAGTACACTAGCATAATTCAATACATCAATTTCATTTTCATTATCTATCATTTCTATAAACTTAAAAGGATCATTGCAATCTATCGCAATAACCCTTTTTAAATAATCATCTTTCAAAAAATGATATAAATTTTCTAAAGTTTTAAAATTTATAATAACATTAACATCAATATTATTTATTTTTAATATAATTGAATTTATATCTGTTAAAAGCATAATATTCTCTTTTAAGCTTTAGAATCATCTAGTATTTTAGTTACTTCTTCAGAATCTTCACTAGAACGACTATTCTTAGGATTAAACATCTCCTTTGTTATTGTTGTAGGAGTAGTTCCAAATCCTTTTAATTTATATGTCTTATTAGAGTTGTCTAATGCCATTGCAGAAAATGATAAAGACTTGGCATTTATTACTTCATTACCATCAGCATCTTTTGTTGCATAATCATCTGATAATTCACCTAATGATACTTTAGGGAAAATAATAAATCCATCTTCTTCAATATTTGTTGCTGGATTAACTGCTGTAACTTCAATTATTAATGCAACTAATTTCTTTTCATCTTTCATTCCATATAATAAATTTCCTGAAGTGTTTTCTTTAGCTCCAAATAATGTTTTTTCTGCATCTCCCTCTAAAGCATAAAGCCCTAAACTTCCAGTGGTTAATCCTTTATTTTTCTTACTATATATAACATAATTTCCTGCTGCTAATTTAGTTTCACCTTCTGCCGTTTCAGCTGTTATTTGTGTTAAATCAGCAACAGTTATTATAGCTTCATAACTTCCATCTGATTTTATTTGAGCAGCTTTTAATTTTCTTAATCCATTTGTTAATTTAATTGTTGCCATGCCTTCCTCCTTATTCATATGTATATTTTGTATATTTAAACCTAAGAACTTTATGATAAAGTAATGAGCCATCACCTAACTCTTCTACTAAATCTTTTTGTTCATAAATTAAGTATCTTTTCTCCTTTAAGGTTTTTTTTATAACTTTAGCTAAATTTTCATAATTTCCAGTGCTAAATATATCTATTTGTATGAAATATATTTCTGAAAAGTTTTTATTACCTGCACATAAAGCTTGTCTTTGGTCTATAAAAATCCATCTTATATACGTATCAGCACTTATATTTTCAGGCTTTCTATAATAAAAAATTCTATTACAAATATCAACAATCCTTTTATCATTTAAATCACTTATTACTTTACTTCTCATTTTTTAACCAATCTTTCTAAAGCTTTTATCACTTGAGCATCTTTTCCTCTTAAAGCTTTTGAAAGTTTTCCTATATTACCTGGATTAGCTGTACTACTTCCATACTCTTGATTTATATAATATCGCTCCCCAACTCTAACAGTTAATTTGATGCCTTCAGCAGTTTTTCTAACTCTTTTTTTTATACTTTTTTGAGCTGTAGATGTATCTATTGCTATATTATTTTTCATAATATTTTCTATATCAGCACCAGCTTCATTCAAAACTTTTCTTACATCTGAATCACTAATTTCTTCAAATAATTTTATTACATTTTCAAATCCTGTTACTGTACTTGTAGCCATTTACTTAACCATCAAACATCTTATATCAATCCACTCATGTTCATTGTTAAAGTCACTTATATCTACTATGTTGTATATATTTCCTCTATTTTTAATTTTAAATTTATTAGGAACCAAAGATCTTGTAAATTTACAACCTCTTACTGTAAATGTAATTATCTTTTCATAATTAGTTTGATAATTAGATGTAAATTCCTTTCCACTTATATCTTTTCTTGCTGCCCAAAAGGTAGCAACATCATTAATAATTTTATTCTCAAAGCCTTCATTTTGAGTAATAACCTCTTCTATAAATGTAATTCTTTCTGTTAGTCTACATTTTGCCATTCTATTCACCTCTATTTAAGTATATTTCAGTTGTAATGCAATACTTTGCAAAGTGTATTTGGTTTTATCAGAAACAGTTTTATCACCCATAACCCCTTTATATCTAAACCATTCATAAACTAGACATTTACAATAAAGTTTTGCCAAATAATTTGTTGAATCAAATTCTTTTCCAGTTGCTTGTTTTAAATATATTTCTGCTGTTTGTATTAAATCTTTGATTTCTTCATCTTCATCATCATAATCTACTTTTAAATATTTTTTAGTTTCTTCAAGTGTTAATATCATTTTGCACCTACTAAAAAAATGTGCCCAACTTGGACACATTTTAATTATTTGAATTTATAAGTTCTATTATTTCAGCTTTTTTCATATTAGAAGTTATATTTATATCTCTTTCTTCAGCCAAAACTTTCAATTCTTTAACTGTCATTTCTTCATAATTTAAACGCTCCATTTCTAATGGAGTACTATTAGGGAGCTGATATATCTATATAACCATTAACAAAGGCTTGTTCATCTTTCTTTGTAACAACTTCTCTCTCTATTGCTCTAAATAAAGTTAAATCTTCTTCAAATGCATTTAAATCTCCAATTGACGCTATATCAGACATTTTAATGCTCATTAATTGTCTATCCCAAAATACTATACCTTCTTTTAAATCTCCAATTATAAAAGGAGCTTTATTTCCTGTTGATGGCATATCTGAATTAGGGATTACTTCAACTGGAACTTTAGTTGCTCCTGCACATAACCACATTGACATTGGTGTTATTGGATCTGCTTGTAATATATATCTTCCATTTCCATCTTTAAGCGTATCTAAGTACTGTAACCCATCATCATTAGTAATTATTTTACTTGTAGCCTTAAACGCAGAACCTAACGTAACATTTAAAGCCTTTTTAATACCATTTAACCCTTCTAATTTTGTTTCAGCTTTAGTTTTTATAACATTTAATATTAATTTATTGGCTGTTACTCTTGATTCATCACCAATCCATTGAATTAATGTATTTGTAATATTTGCATCTGAATCTGCTAATAATTCATTCGTAACAGGAAAATAACCAGCATATTTCTCTATTTCATAGTTTAATCTTTCAAATTGTGGTGTAGCTCCTTTTCCTATTTTTCCACCTTCTCCAACTTTAGTGAATCCATTTTGTTGAGCTCTCTTCTTAAAAGTTCTTGATCCTTTACTAGTCGTTACTTTCTCAACCGTTACTAAGTCTTTTAAAGATTTTTTAGACTCTCTGTATGTATTAATAGATGTTAAAATATCTTCAGGTACTGTGTATCCACCATCTGGCTTTGAACCTATTGTCATTTTATTATTGACTCTAAATCCATTTCTTGCAGCATTAGCAAACTCTGCAATTGAATTTTCTTTATTATTTTCTTTAGCTTTATTTTTTATAGCTTCTTCATTATTTTCTTTTTCCTCTTCATATAAATCATAAAGCACATCAAACTTATCTTGTAAACTTTTTAACTCTTCCTTAGAAGCTTTTGCTTCCTCAATTTTATTTTCTGCAACAAAATTTTTAACCTCCGTTTTCTTTGCATTAATTTGATCTAATAATTCTCTTAACTCTTTTGGCATTACTAATATCCACCTTTCATAATTAAATTTTTAAAATAAAAAAGACTTAGATTAAGTCTAAATCTTCCAATATAGCTCTCTTTTCAGCTTCAATATTAAATTTTGGTTCTTTATTTTCTATAGTATCATTAACTTTTGCTTGTGTTAACACATAACTCACTGGAGTATTTTTATAATTACCCAATGTATTAAGATCATACTTAGCAGCTACATTTTTATTTTCTCCTACTTGATCACATAAACCGTAATCATAGCACTCTTGAGCTGTTAACCATGTTTCATTGTCCATAAGAGTTGTTAATATTTCTTCATCAAGTTTATCTCCGGCCTTATCTAAATAAGTTTGCCTAATCGATGTATTAACTTTATCTAAATCATCAGCTAACTTTCTTAATTCATGTGAGTTACCAGCTGCATATGTCCATGCATTATGTATCATCATCATTGAATTACTTGGCATTATTATTTTATCTCCAGCCATAGCAATAACACTTGCAATACTAGCTGCTAAACCATCTATATAAACATTCTTAGTACATTTCTTACGCTTTAGCATGTTCATTATTGTATTACCTTCAAATACATCTCCACCAGGACTATTTATATAAATATTAAGAGTATCTACATTCCCTAAATTATCTAGTTCCTGTTTAAAACTTTGTGCTGAATGTGCTGCATATCCTCCACCCCAATTAGCAATTTCAATATATAAATATAAATCTGCTTCTGTTGATGTTTTATTCTTAAATTCCCAGTATTTCTTACTCATCTACTCATTCCCTTTCTCATACTGATTTCCTACAATATCAATAGGTATATAATTACCATTAACTATAAGCTTGTCTGCTCCATCAATTTTATGCATATCTAAGTGCTCTCTTGCTTCGTTAGGTGTATAAATACCATTATTAACGTATTTACTAATTATTTCAGCTTGAGTTTGGCTATCAGTTCTTAGAATTACTTTTTCATTAAACTTATAATAATATCCTTGTAATCTTTCGCCTTTAGATAACATTTTAAAATTGATTTCCTCTTCATAATGCTTAATAATAAAAAGTTCTGTATCTATATAGAAAGATAATTGTTGCATCTCACTATTTGAATAAGAACTTTTTTCATAATTATTTATTTGATTAGGCTTGATTCCAAATGCTCCTGCTATTTGTAACGCTGTAAATTTCTTTAATTCAAAAAATTGACTATCAGTAAGCTTTATATTCAATGGTACTAACTGCATACCTATAGGTACTGGCACTATCTTTCCAGCATTATTTGCACCAGTTGCATATTTTTCAAATCTTTCAAGTAGCTTTTGTTCTAATGTTCCATCTAAATCACCACTATATTGAAGTGCCATTCTTGCAGTTAATCCAGTTTTATATAAATTATTCATGAATTTTTGACTTTCTAAGCCACCTTCTACAGTGCTTTGAAGTATCTCTCTTACTGGTCTTCCTATAATACCATCAAATGTCATAGATGTTTTAAAGTGCATTACATCTTCACTAGGATATACATAAATTTCTCCAGTAGTTCTATCAGTATAAACATAATATATTGCTCCACTATTTCCAAATATACCTTTATTATCATAAACTACTTGTACATCTTGCGAGGGCATTATCCATAAATCTTTTATGTCATATTCCCCACCATATCTTTGCTTGTTGAACTCTATTCTTATCCAAACATATGCATTTCCATAGTGGTTTCTATTATTTTCTACTGTTGCCCAAAATAATGATGATGTTGTATATTCATTTGGTCTTAAATTAAGCAATTCATATCTCTTATCTTTTTTTGCTTTAACTATTCCATTTGAAGTTTCTTGATAAAACTTTATAGGCATTTTTCCTAATGTTTCACTTAGCATTTTCAAACATGTAAAATATGTTACTTCTGATATTAATTTTTTAGGAGTGTTAGTTATGCCAAGCCATTCTAGTAACTCTTCATCATCTAAACTTGCTACAGGTCTTTGAGGCGTTATAAAGTTTTTAATTGCATTTAACCATTTCAATCTCTCACCCCTTTCCAGTTAAATATCTTTAAACATTTCTAAATATTTTTCAACACTTCTATTTATATCAGTTCTTCTGATTTCTACTTTAAACATTAATTTATATCCATTTATTACAGCATCAACTGGATCTATTCTTTTAGTTCTTCTATCTTTATCAATTTTAATTTCCCCATATGAGTTAGAAACTGTTTTAGCATTTGTAATTGACCATGCAAGCAATTCATTCTTTTCATCATATTCAACATTTCCTGCTTCAACTTCTAATCTAAAATCATCAGTAGCATCATTTAAATATTTATGGCTTTGATAAATCTCTACACATTCAGGACAAATATTTTCTAAATCACTTAAAAAAGCATCTGCATTATGTGGATCATAACCTATTTTCTCATAAGTAATATTATACTTTTCTCTTAAATCTTCTAAGAATTTTATAATATACTTATAATCTGTTTTTACTCCACCTAATGTTTCTGTTGTTGTTAATAATCCATCTTCAATCCATATATCATAAGGCACATCATCACTTTTTATATGTTCTGTAACTCTTTTAGCTGGTATAAAACTATGTGAATATACATAATATTTCTTTTTATTTTCATCATTTACTGAAGCAAATATTAATGCAATTGATGTTAAATCTCCTCCACTTGACAAATCTATTCCAACTACACAGTTCTTCCCTCTAAAATTTTCTAATGTTAATTTACTTTTACACTTTTTCCATTGCTCTTGAGTTATGTATTGATTATTAGTGAATTGCATCCATATATTAAGCTGCTTAGTTATAAAATCTCTTAAATCTTCTCCACCAACTGCTTTTACTTGCTCTGAAATTGGTATTAAATTCTCAAGTGCTTCAGGATCATATTCAAGTGTTGGATTAGCCTTTATCCAATTTTCAGGCAACCATATATCATCATCTTCATCTAATTGTGCTATAAATATAAATTGAGAATCATTAGTGAAAACCCCTTCTAGTACACCTTTGCAGTATTCATATTGTTTATAACATGGATAACTTAAATCAAAACCAGCAGTAGTTATTATGCTTATTAGGGCTTGTTTCATTTTTTTAATTCCACCCTCTAATAACTTATACATTTGATTAGTTCTATGTCCATGATATTCATCTACTATTCCAACTAAAGGTCTAAATCCATCAATACGCTTTACATCACTACTTAAAGCTTTTATTTTAGAATTTGTAAGTAAGCACTCAATAACACTTTCATAATCTTTTATCTTAAATAACTCACCAAGTTCTTCATCTGCATTAATAAATTTCACCATTTCATCAAATACAATTCTAGCTTGGTCTTTCTTTGTAGCAGTGCAATATATTTGTCCATATTTATATGAATCAAAATTACCATAATATGTTCCTATTATTCCATTTAAAAATGATTTACCATTTTGTCTTGCTAACTGTATATATGATGTTCTAAATCTCCTATATCCAGTTCCTTTTGTTACCCAACCATTTAAACTTCCTAATATAAATGCTTGAAACGGATATAAGGAAACTTGTATAGGATCTTCACCTTCTGCAATTACTAATGTTTCTGCATAATCAATAATATCTAATGATTTTTCTACATCAAATTCATATTTAAACGGTGCTAATTTACTCTTTTCTAAATCATCTAAGTGCCTTTTAGCAGCTAACTTTACAAGCTTTCCTGCAACAATTTTTCCATTTAACACATCTTTGCAATATTCAGTTACTCTATCTACCATAACTTATCACTTAGCAAATTTATTAAATTTATTCTTAGGTTTTTCTTCAGTTTTAGGAATAACTAATTTACATCTACTAGTTATTGTTAAACCAAAATCACTTGCACCTAATCTACATAAAGCAAATTGTTTTTCCTGTTTTCTCATAAGTTTATCATGCTCTGGATTTACAACTTCAAATTCTTTAAATGTTATTTCCCCTTCCAAATTTAAAACTTCCCTAACTTCTTTAATCATCATTTGAGTTTTTCTTAATTGTTCAGTTATTTCTATCCATTGACTTTGATGTTGTAAAAATCTAGCTAGTGAATCACAATCTAAATTTGATAAAATACCGAGTTTTTTTAGCTCATTTGATATGTTTTTGAACTCTTTTTTTTGCTCTTTTGTTAGGTAGGAAGGTGCTCTAATTTTATCAAAATTAGCTTTTATTTGACCAGCCTCACGCTCTGCAATCTCTGATTTTGTCAAGTGTTTGCGTCCTCTTGCTTTTATTACTTCAATGGGTAATTTTTGCTTAGCCATACCATTCTCCTTTCAAAAAATTTCATTGGGGAGTTTTTTCCGCAAAAAAGTGAAACACCGATACGGAATAAAATAATAAAAACTTTCTTGGTACCCCCTACCCCTTACTTTTAATTTGCTTATGTGCTTTTATATGACAAGATCTACATAAGCAAATTAAATTATTTAAATCATATGCTTTACTGTAGTCAACTTTAATAGGTATCTTATGATGTACATCATCATAATAACTTATCTTTCCTTTCTTAATACACTCTTCGCATAATCCATTAGCTTTAGATATAGCTTGTGCTCTTATCCTCTTCCATGTAGCACTCTTATATACTTTTTGTTCTTTTGAATCACTTCTATTTTGCTGGTATACTTTATCACTAACACTTCTATAACTACCAATCTTATCAGTACACTTATCGCATAATCTGTTTCCATAAGGAATTATGCATTGGCATCTTGAACATAATTTACTTAAAGCCATATATTTCTCCTAATTTTAAATATAAAAAAAGAAGTTAGATACAAACTTACTTTTTCTAACTTCTCTTAAATATGAGGTACTATCACGCAAATATATAAATATTATTTGGGACAATATCATTATAACATGGTACAAATCCCTATTAAAACCCTATATTTTCCCCAAATTTACCCCACATCATCTAATTCAATACTATCAAAACCAAATAATAATATACCCAAATCTTTAATTGCTGCATTTATCCATCTACCTGGTGTATTTTTGCTACAATTTAATTCCTCCTGTATTTCTTCATATGATAATTTATCTATATAATATAGTTCTAAAGCTTTATATTGCTCATAACAACCTTCACTAAGTTTCTTTTTTCTAAGTTCTTCTAAAGCCATTTCTATATGTGCCACCATTATAATTGTTCTTGTTCTACTTCTTCTTATACTTAATATATATGCTTTATCTTGGTCATCATGCCCCTGTAAATCTTCTACATCATTTACACTATATATTGCTTTATCTGCATGAAGCTTTAAACTATTATAATTTTTCATTAATAACTTTGTATTATGTAAAACTTTTTTCTTTTGCTCCTCTTTTTGCTCTTTGCCATACTCCTTAATAGCTTCCTTAATTAATTTTCTCATCACTTCTTCTGAATTTTTTATTTCTTTACCCATCCTGCACCTCTTCTATTAATCATATACTACATTTGCTATTTTTATTGCATCACTTCATTTCTATTTCTAATATTATACTTGGACCATATCCCCTTAGGTATCTTGTCCCATATTCACTATTTTGATTTTCAGTTAAAAATACTATTGATTTAACTGTTTCACCTTTTTCTATATTCATAGATCTTACTTCTTCTCTTAATAGAAGTTCATTTATTAAATCTTTGGTTTCTATATCTCTTAAATTAATCATACTCCAAACACCCTACTAATATCTTCATTTATAGCTTGCATTATTAAACTTGCTTCTAAGAATGTTACTTTATCTCCATCTAATATCTCTTCTAATCTTTTTAAATCTATATTACATATTCTTCTTAATCTATCTGTTGAATTATTTCTTATTCTTCTTACTATATCAACATTTTTTAATCCCTTCTTATCTAAAATCACTTTTATTCTTATACTTGCTAAACTTTTGTATTTCATATATTCTCCTAATAAATCTTTCTTCCACACTCTGGGCAATATTTAAATCTAATAAAATTTATTTCTCCAGTATCCTTATTTGTTATTCCTATTTCTCTTGTAGATGAATCAAAATATAATAATATTTTGTTATCCTTATCTACTAAAGTTGAATTTGTATTTTCTCTACAAAAAGTACATATATCCTTATGCTCATTTTTTAATTGTTGAACTTCTATATTTTTATGTATTTCACTTTGAACTTCTTCTTTTTCTTCCTCCTCTTCTGTATTTGTTGAAATTTCTTCAGTAATTTCTTCAGTAGTAATTTCTTCAGTTCTTTCAACATCTTCAACATACGCCTCTTTGTTTTCTTCTATCTCTTCACTATATTCACTATCTTCTATACCTATAGTTACTTCTTCATTATGCAAGTTATCATCTATTGTAATTTGACCCTCTAATGGTCTTGTATATTCTTCTTTAGCTTTTAATACATCTATATCATTTGTTGTGATACTTCCTTCTTCTTGTAACTTTATAAATGCTTTTAACTGATACTCTTTGGTTAATTGTGATGCTTTATATGCTACAGAATAATTTATATTATTATTCTTAAACTCTTCTTTTAATTCATCTATAAGATTATTATTTATTGCTTTATATCTTCCTAGTTGGCTTGATGATATATTTAATATTTCTGATAATAAATCTCTTGTTCTCCCCTTTATGTTATTTTCTTTTTTAAGGCTATTTATTATCTCCTCTACTTCTATAGATTGCTTCATCTTTTCCCAATCGCTTAACTCTCTTGTAGTTGAATTAGTCATTACCATAGTTAATTTATTTAAAAGAGCATTATCTTCACTTTTTGTCTTAACTTTACAAGGTAATATTCTAAACTTTTCTTTACCTTCTTCCACTAATGCTTTTGATGCAAAGTATCTTCTATGCCCTGCTACAAGCTTATAATTATCTCTATCTATTCTTTCTACTATAAGATTTTGTTCTATTCCTAACAGCTCTATTGATTGCTTTATATTATCTATATCATCTACACTATAAAAGTTTTCTTTAGCTGGCACTATATGATTTATATCTATATTCTTTATATTAAAATTCAAAGTTTCCATTTCCTCTTCTTCATTTTTATTTACTTCTCTTGAATTGCTATTTAATAATTGCGTTAAATTAAATGCCATTTTTTCTCTTCACCCCTTTTTCTAAAATGTGCCCAACTTGGACACATTTTTTGAATTACTCACAAAAAAATACCGTAATATTCTTTCTGAATAATACGGTATTTATATTAATGATTAGTATTTAAAATTTATAATGCTCTTTTTTAAATTTTCTAAGTCATAATCTATTGATTCTGCATATTCTACTCCTTTTCTGTAACAGTCTTGACTTAAACTATTAACATGTGATTTAAACATATTCAAATCATTTGGAAATAATTTTTTAACAATAATAAGAGAAGCTGCTGAACAAATCATTTCTTCATCAAAATTAGCCAGCGGTTTATCAAGTCCAAAATATGAATAAAAAACAAAGTGAGTTAATTCATGTCCAAATTGATATGCAATTTCACTTTTGATACTATCACTAGAAATACATAATTTTATGATTAAATATTTTCTTAAAATTACCGTTATAATAGGTAAATATCCCGAATCCATAGTCGCATTATCAATATACATACTATGTTTATTCATTACTTCTTCTCCAAAGAGTTGATCATATAAATTTTTTACACTAATAATTACTTCTTCAAAATCTTTAATGTTTTTTAATCCATATTGTTCATCATAAAGGTTACCATTTATCTCCCAATATCTTTCGTTCATTATTACTTCTCCTTAATTAAATATATTTTTACGAAGTAATTATAGCATATATCATAAATACCGTAATATTCTATTTTTAAAGAACAATTTTTGTTTACATCAAATAATTACTTAATTTTAAAATCTATTTCTCTTACTTGATTAATATAATATGGTTTTAATTTCATTCTTTCATCAGAATTATTTTTATAATACTCATACATCTCATTAAACTTTTCTCTTCCAAATGTTATATATTCAAATCCCATCAAAACCCAAATTTTTAAAGTTATTTCTGTTATTTCCTCTGATTCTATAGCCATTTCAAATATTTTTAAAAATTTCTTTTTATCCATAACTTATTCTAATCTCCTTTATTTAAATAAATATTCACTCAAATACTCTTCTACTAATCTTTTATAGTCCACTGCTGCTCCACATCTTTTTGAATAAAGATTTATTGGCATTTTAGCAAATGTACTTTCATCTATCTTTTCAGTTCTTCTTATATGGCTATCAAATACTTTATAATTACTTTCTTTAAGCCACTCTTTACCTTGCCTATTAACTTCATTGTTTACATATGAGGTAACAAAACACCCTCTAAATACTAAATTTTCATTTAAATCAACTTTAGTATTATTTATTTGATCTACAAGTTCTTTAAATCCATCAAAAGCAAATTCATCTATCTTAATAGGTATCATTACTTCATTTGAAGCTACCAATGCATTTATTGTCGATATATTTATGTCTGGAGCATTATCTATTATGCAGTAGTCATAATACTGCTCTACTTGTTTTATAGATTGTTTTATTCTTGTTTGCTGTGGTCTTACTTGATCTAACATTACTTCTAAATTTGCCGTAAGTAACTTCATATTAGCTGATATAATATCTAAATTCTTATATTCTGTATTTTGAATTAAATCAAATACATCAACATTTCTATTTGTCATTACCTCTTCCACTCCAGGAAGTTCATAATTATGTCTATTAAATATCTTGCTTAAATTTCCTTGCTTATCATTATCTATTAATAAAACTTTATAATTATGTAATTCAGCCAGTATATAACCTATATTAGCTGATGATATAGTTTTACCTACTCCACCTTTTAAATTTATTATTGATAATACCTTCATGTTCTCCACTCCTTATTCCTCTTCTTGAATAACATCTATAATAGATATTTCTGTAGCATTATCTGCTACCCACTTACCAAACACTTCAAAACTATAAAACTTTTTATCTTTTACAACTCCATTCCATAGTTTTTTATATATACAAGTTAGTTCTAACATTTATTCTTCCCTCTTAGCTTTATCCACTCCTAAAACCATAAAGTTTCTAGGCTCTGATAAATATTTTTCTATAACTTCTCTTGCTTCTAGCCATCCATAACATACACAAGCTACATATCCCTCTTCTTGAAGTGAATTAATCCATTCTTTCTGTTCTTTACTTGGCTTATTCTTACCCGCTTTCATTTCTATGTATAATCCATGATATTTACCTCTTGACACTGGTAAACATATATCTGGAACCCCTCTTTTAACACCTTCTTTTTTTAAATTTGCAGCAGTTCTAATATCTCTTATTCCCCCATTTGGTATATGGTGTAGTAATTTAAGCTCTGGATATTTTTGTTCTGCTAAACCAGCCCATTGAAACAGTGCTTTTTGTTCTTGGCTTTCACTTGATGTTGTTCTTTTTATTCTTGCTACCGTCATTCCTTTCCATTCTCCCTTCTTGACATTTTTGCATATATATAAATTCCTCCAAAATCATCAGAGATATATGTATCACTTTTTAAAAATTTATAATTCTTATTTTTCTTTTCAAAGAATTCTTTATGTGAATACTCTTCAATTGCAAGTCTCTCAACTTTTCTTCTTGTAAGGCTTGTACTATCTATAGTTATAATAGGCTTCTTTAAATTTTTTGAATGCCCAATTCTTCTTTTTGCTTGTGCTGCTATATATGTAGCTACCTCTTCAAATTGAAATTCATTAGGCTGTAATCTCTTAGCATTAACAACTCCTAATCCCCACTTTTCTTCTGCTACATCCCTATCCATTTCACTCACTATCAAATGATGATGTATTCTAGTTCTTTTACTTTTCTTTGGATCATCTACAAAGTCTATAACATGAATATATTTAAACTCTTCATTAGGTCTATTTTTCTTAAACCATCTTTTAAGCTTTTTTATATAGTTATCTATATCTTTCTTTGCTCTATCTTCATCAACTAAAGTTGCTTTCTTATATGTAAGGGTTATGTATAAATCACCTTGTTTAAAATTAGCATTAACTAATCTTATTGTATTTTTTATTCTATTCTTCTTATTTAATTTCTCTTGAGCTTTTGAAGATTTTCTTTTCTTTATAGTTCTTTTATAATCTCTTCCCTTTGGTATACAATATAATTCTTTCTCAACCATACTTCCCGCTTTTATAGTTTTAATTACATATACATACTCACTATTTAATCTTAAATTTTCATAATCTTCTAAGTTCTTAATCTGCTTATCATAAATTGATTCATAATCATACTCTTCATATAACTTCTTTAGTTTCTTTCTATTCATGTCTAAACCTCATATTTTCTTTATTTAAATATATAGATGTCCGATTTATTAATACCTAATACAAGCCCTCCAAATGCTCTAAAAAAGCTTTAAAAAAATAAGTCTAATTTGACTTTTTATGATTATTTATTTATAATTTTCTTGTATTAAAAAAAAGTAATTTTAAAAAACTTTTTAATTCAATTATCATGCTTTACACATTACTAATCTCCTGCCAAGTTGCTTAGTAATGTGTTTTTATTTTTGGTATTATTTTTCATAACTCTATAATATTTTCACCAGTTTCTATATCATATACAATTCCATTATCTATATCTGTTTTTGCTTCCTTATCTTTAAATATAATTTTCTTTGCTTCTTCTATAGCTGCAAGCCAACCAATATTTTTATCTTTTTTCATTATCTCTTTAGCTGTGTCAACTACATCATTTAATTCTTTTATCTTTCCCACTACAACACCCCCAAATCTCTACATATATCATCTACTGTACATTTATATAATTTACTAAGTTTAGCTGCATACTCTAATCTTAAATTGTCATGCCCTCTTTCTATCATTGATAATGATCCTTTTGTAATTCCTAAATAATCAGCTACTACATCTTCAGACATTCCTGCTTTAACTCTTCTTTTTCTTAATGGTGTTAACTTCATATTTAAAACCTCATTTCTAATTTTGTAATATTTTGTAGACTTTTGTAATAAATTTATGGTAAAATATTCTTGGTTATACTAATTTAAAAAATAGAAAGGAGGTATTATTCATGAAATTATCATTAAAACACATTCAAAAATTAGAAATACTACTTAAAAGATTATTATCTGTTAATAATTTAGATATACAATTAAGTCTTGTTGTTAAAATAGATGACTCTTTATATTCAGGTGATTTTACTAAATTTAAATCTCCCTTTGTATTATCTGATTATTTAAATTTTGATGGATATGTTGACTCAAACAGATATCCTTTTACTGATTTAATAAAAGTTCCTAATGAATTTAATCATAAAAAATATTATAATATTCTTAGTTGTAATGATCCTCTTTTATTAAAAACGTTATTAGATCTTTTAGATTCGTGCAGACTAGAAGATGATTTTGAATTACCCTCTATAATTACTAACGTTAAAAAACTAGATTCAGACTTATCATTACCTTATTTATATTTAGATGATTCTATAGAATATGATATTGTTTCAATCATAAAATTATAAAAAATATTAATTATTTATATACCCATAGTTGTTTATTCTTTGGGTATATTTTATTTAGCATTTATAAAGCTAAAATAAATTATCATTTACCAAAGATTCAATTTCTCCCTTAAAAAACAATAATTTTTGTAATTTACGGGTTATTTCTTTAAGTTCATTATCTTCTTTTACTGTTCTTATTTCATAACCCTTTTGCTTAATTTCATCTTTTCTAATTTTTAACTCTTCCATATACCTATCTAATAAAGATGATATTTTTTTGACATAACACTTTTCATTAGCTTCAATCATCACTTCTCTTAACTCTGTATTATTTTTTTCTAAATTACTATTATCTTTATTCATATTTTTTCACCCTCTCTTTCTGCTCTTTAACTATTTCTATATCAAGCCTTTGGCTTATCTCTATAGTTTTTTCATGAGTAATGCCATATAAGTGTATTACTCTATGTAATTCTTCTCTTAATTTCTCTATCATATATCCACCTTTTTCTACAGCATTTTTCGACATTGGTAGTTTTAAAAAAAGGCTGTTTAGCCTGTCCATCATTAGAAATAACTTTCTTATCTATTAGTTATCTTTTCTGCATCTATATTAATTTCTTTTTCTCTATTCATCTCGTCAAAGAAATCTGTATCTTTATACTTATCGTAAAGTTCTAACATAACAGCAGTAAAATTTTTGGATGTATTTGGTGTCATATGAACTCTAACTTTTTTTATTTGTCCAGCCAACTGTTATCCCCCTCTTTTATTAATGTTATATACTATGCATTTTTTTAAATTTTGTTACTACACTCCAAATTATATCTTATAATCATAATTTTTTTACCTTACTTCCTTCACTTGCACACTATGCAAGTTTTAATTTAAAAAAATATTTATTTTTTCTTCATCTGTTAAATTTAACTTTTTTGACAGCTCTTTAATTTCATCAATATAAAACTTTTTTTTCCCATTTATCTTGTCATTAAATGTTGTTCTGCTTATTCCTAATGTCATTGAAATATCTCCATACGTTAAATTGTTCTCTTTTAGCTTTCCTTTTATCTTATTTAAATCCATATACTTACCTCCCTTCTTCTTGCACTTTATGCAAGTTATGTTTTTATAATAATAGCTTATTATCTTATTGTCAATATTGTTATGCAAGTTTTTTTGTTAAATTGTACATTTTACTTGCACCTTGTTAAAGATTATTGTACTATAATATTAAAGGAGGTGTTGGAATGAGCAAATTCAATATAGATGTAGGTCAAAAAATTTTCAATGCTAGAAAAAGCCTAAATATGTCTAGAGCTGAACTTGGGAAAAAGGTTGGTTTACATGAAAGTACCGTAAAGAGGTATGAAGATGGACATATAAATAGTCTTGATATTGCAAAACTTAAAGAATTTGCTAGTGCATTAAACATTTCTCCTGCTTATTTAATGGGATGGGAGATTGATGAGCAATGCTTAGATTCTCTAACTGATAAGGAAGAATTCCAGCTTCTTATAGGTGAATTTTATGCTAAAGGCGATGAGTTTAAAAAATGTATTCTTAAATCCCTTCTAAAGCTAAAAGATAAAGAAAGTTGGGAGTTAGTTGCTAAAATAATTGAAAAATTAGCTCAAGCTGAAGAAAATAGCTCTGAATAATAATGTCTAATATAAAAAGTTATGTTATAAGCATAACTTTTTATGCTATATTGAGGTAATATATGAAAAACAGAATAAAACTATTAAGAAAAGATTTAAAATTAACACAAAAAGAATTTGGTGATGCTATAAAAGTAAGCAACTCTAATATAAGTAATATTGAAAACGGAAGTGTGAATCTAACTGATAGAAATATCTATGAAATTTGCTCTAAATTCAATATTAATAAAGATTGGTTGAAGTATGGCATTGGAGATATGTATATCGATTTAAATAAAGAAAATGAAATAAAAAATATAATAAATGAATTTATCGATGACAATAATGCCGTAAAAAAAGATATTCTCAATTCTCTATTAAAAGTACATGATGAAAATACATTAAAATTAATTTCTGATATGATACATAAATTTGCTGAACACGAAACTTATAAAAATAAATTTAATTAGATGTATTTATTGATATATTTAGCGGCATAAGATTAAATAAAGGAGACTATTATGAAAAAAATTGCAATCTATTCAAGAAAATCTAAAGAAACTGATACTGGAGAATCTATTAAGAATCAAATCAATATTTGTAAAGAATATTTTTTAAGACAATATGATCAATGCACTTTTGAAATTTTTGAAGATGAAGGCTTTAGTGGTGGTAATACTAATAGACCAGCTTTTAAAAGAATGATACAATTAGCAGAGCATAAACAATTTGATATTATTGCAGCTTATAAGATTGATAGAATAAGTAGGAATACTTTAGACTTTTTAACTATGTTTGAAAAACTTAAATTAAATGACATTGAACTGGTATCTGTAACCGAAGGATTTGATGCTAATACTCCTGCAGGTCGTATGATGATGTCTATGATTTCATCTATAGCCGAAATGGAAAGAGCCAATATTGCTCAAAGAGTTAAAGATAATATGTTTGAATTAGCAAAATTAGGTCGTTGGAGTGGTGGTACTCCACCTACAGGATATAGAAGCGTAAAAGTGATTGAAGGTGGTAAATCTGCAGTTTATTTAGAAGTAATTGAAGAATATGTACCACTTATAAAAAATATTTTCTATATGGCATCTAAAGGATATACGACTTATCAAATCGCTAATGAAGTTAATATTAGTTCAAAAACAATAAGTAATATATTAAAAAACCCAACTTATATGATAAGTGATGAGCAAGGTTCTCTTTTTCTAAAGTCCATTGGATATAATATTTTTGGTGTTGAAAATGGTAATGGTTATTTAACTTACAATAGACGACCTAGAAAAAATGGTAAAAAACTTACTAACTCTACTAGTATGATTGCAAGTATTTCTCTTCATAAAGGAATTGTTACTTCTAATGAATGGATTGAAGCTTATACTAAAATTAATTCAAGGTTTACCGAAGCTAAGCCCCGAGTTAGTCAGCTAACATTTTTAAGTCATTTAGTTAAATGTAAATGTGGTAGTGGCATGTATGTTGCTCCTGGACATAAAAGAAAAGATGGGAGAAGAACTCTGTATTTTAGATGTTCAAATAAAAAGAATGGCGGTAAATGTGATTGTGGATTTTTAAAAATATTAGATGTTGAAAACACTTTACTAAATACCTTTTATGATATATCTTTAGATAAATCTTTAATAAATAATTATATAAAATCCCAAGCTCCTTTGGAATATGATACTGAAATAAATATCTTAAAAAAGACTATAGATAATAATAATAAATCAATTAACTCGCTTACAGAAAAATTAATACTTATAGAAGGACCTGCAATAAATATAATAAGTGAAAAAATTAATAAACTTCATTTTGAAAATGAAAATTTAAATAAAAACTTATTTGATTTGGAAAGAAAAAAATTACTTTCACGTAATACTTCTAATATTGATTTAATTTACAATAGTATAACTTTTTTATTATCAAAATGGGATGATCTTAATATAACAGATAAACAACTATATATCAAAAAGATTATAGGCTCTATAACTTGGGATGGTGCTGATGGAATAGATATAAATTTAAAATAAAAAGGAGAACGTTAAGTCTCCTTTTTCTATCGTATTAATTCTAATAAATCGTAATAGTAATACTTTTTATTTCTTGCTTTATTATCTGAAAATATAACTTTTTTATCTTCTAATTGATTTAAATATCTTCTTATTGTTGTTATATTAATTCCAGTCATTTCACTCATTAGTTTAGCATTAAATATTGGTCTTTCAAACATAACATCAAGAATATCTGTTATAGAAGAAGTATTAATAATATTTTTTATTTTTTCTAAATCCCTATAATAAAGTTCATTTATTTCATTAATTAAACCTATATTCTTATCAGCTTGTTTAATACTAGATTCTAAGAAAAACTTTATCCACTCATTCCAGTTTTCAGGTTCTCTAGTATCATTTAATAATCTATAATATTTATGTTTATCCTTTTCTAAAGTTTCACTTAAAAAGAAATTCGGTTCATCTACTAAACCTTCTTTATATAAGTATAATGGAATTAATATACGCCCAATTCTACCGTTTCCATCTAAAAATGGATGTATTGTTTCAAATTGTGCATGAATTATAGCAATTCTGATTAATGGATCTATATCATCTGATGGTTCATTAATATATTTTTCTAAATTAGATATATATTCTTCTACTAATTGTGGCTCTGGTGGAATAAATGAAGCTGTCTTAATATCGCATCCTTCTGGTCCAATATAATTTTGAATTTTTCTAAATTCCCCTGGACACCTATTATTACCTCTAACATTTCCATCTAGCAGTTTTTTATGCAGTTCTTTAATTAATCTACTTGAAATAGGCAATCTATCCAGTAATACTCTTCCTGCTAATAATGCATCTGTATAATTAAATACTTCTTGTACATCTTCAGTTGTTGCTTTTTCATCTACCCTACTCTCTAATACATCATCAACAGTTACTTGTGTCCCTTCAATCTTTGTTGATAATACCGCTTCTTGTAAAGCAATAGGAGCAATTAACAATCTTTTATTAATTTTACTCTGATTTAATAATGTATTATATATTCCTATTTTAGTATTAGCTTTTATCAAATCATTCATGAATAATAATGGATTTATTTTATCTCCTAATGGAAGTTCACTTGGAATAAATGGTTTTTTTTCTGCCATATTCTCACTCCTTAAATTCATTTTTCTTTAATTTTATTTTTATATTTATATAATACACTATTTAAAATCATTTTGTCTATATTTTGCACTTAAATTTATTTTTATTTTGATATCAAAATTATAGTTATTTTGTCTGGATAGCACAATCTGTCCATTCTAAAAGACAACAAAATAGTTAACAATAAGTTAACCCTTTATTCTATCTTTCTGCTTTCATATATCCTATTATATAGTATTTAAGTTCCTTTGGTAAATCTATTACTATTTCTTCACCCTTATATTCTATAATGGCTTTTATACTTCCAAATTTTAATATATCATTAATTTTATTTTCTTCTTTCATAATCTATTCTTTATACCTTCCTAATAATTTGTTATTATTAATTCTTTATATTTACCTCTTCCCTCTGAAGCTCTCGAAACTGAATAATTGACTTCAATCTCTCTTACATTAAATTCCTTATACCACTCTCTCACTTTTTCATGGTCATTAATAGTTAATAAAAATTTGCCCTTTAAGTTTTTAAGCTTGTCTCTTAAAATAATATGTTCTTCTTCCCCAAACTTATTATCATATCCTGATGTTTCAAAGTATGGTGGATCACAAAAGAAAAAGCTATGTTCTCTATCATATTTATCAATAATTTTTTCAAAACTTAAATTCTCTACGTATGTATTTTTTAATCTATCTTTTATATCAATTAACATATTCTTATAAAATATTTTTTGACTAGGCTTAGTTGTAGTTCCATATCCATATGTCTTCCCCTTACCAGCAAAGCTTTGATTTATTAAATATAAAAATCTAATAGCTCTATGTATTTCTGTTAAATAATTTATATTATAATTTTTATACTCTTCAAAAATATCTCTTCCAGAAAACTCATATTCTAATAATCTTTCTATCTCTGGAGAGTGATATTTTATCATTTTAAATAGATTTATTAATTCTTTGTCTATATCATTTATGACTTCTATCTTACTCGATTCTTTCCCAAAGTAAACCCATCCGGCTCCAAAAAACAGTTCTATATAACATGTATGCTCTGGAATTAAATCTATAATATTTTTTCTTAACTTTGATTTACCCCCAACTCTACAAATAGGCGGCTTTAACATATACAATCACTCCTTCAATTTTATTTACAAGGGGATTGTATCAGATTTTTAAAATCAAAATGTTCCTATTTTGAACATTTTTACATAATATGTAAAATATTTTGTTAACATTTTGTGAATTTTAATTTTGATAGGATATTTTTTTCTATTCTAAAATAGAGGTGTTACTAATGGATAATTTTTCTATAGGGATTAGATTAATTAATCTTAGAAAAGTTAATGGATATACTCAATGGGATGTTGCAGAAATTTTAAATATTTCAAGAAGTACATTAAGTAAGTACGAAAAAGGGATAATAACTCCTAACGTTGAAAATTTAATAAAATTAGCTGACCTATATAAAGTGTCTTGTGATTATATTTTATGTAGAGAATAATTATTATTATTTTCTTGGGATTATCGCACTAAAAATTTTATATACAATATATTCAATTAAAAATTAACACAATATATTGTATTATTTATTCTTAATGCGGCATCCCATTTTAATATGGTAAAACAAAATTTCCCTTTAATCCTTTATTCAATAGATTTACTAAACATTTTGATAATTCCACCCCATTTTTAAAATATTCATCTATTACTAGTTGAATTAAAAATGTTGCATTTTTCCCTCTTTTTTTCTTAAAGTTTCTTATAGCTTCTCTTAATAACTCTTCATCTACTAGAGTTAATATCTTTTTAGCAAAATTACTATTATCTATATTTGTAACTGCTCTAGCCATTCTAACATTATTATGATTATCTATAGAATTTTGTTTACTTTGAACTCTTGGCTCTTCTTTAATATTTTGTAAAGCTTCTTCAACTGAAATTTGCCCATCTAATGGTTCTTCCCCATTACTATCAACTCCAACTTTAGGTGCTTTATCTTTTTTATTAATCACTTTAGCAGTTATAATATGTTTTAATTTCTTATATATATTAAAGTTGCCAGCTAGTCCTTTTCTTTTTTCTATAGAAATATATCCTAAGTCTGACAATCTCTTTATTCCTCTTTTAACTGTAGATAAAGAAAGGTGCACTCTCTCACTTATAACTTCTATAGAAGGGTAACTACATTTTTTCTCTTCATTATAAAGACTTAAAAGATATAGATATATTCTAAGTTCATTTGCTGTTACATTTTTATCTGTTATCAATTTAGTAGATACTTTTAAAAATTGCATTTGTAGTTCCTCCTTATTAATCAAACTTAATTAACTTTAATTAAATAATACCACCTTAATCAACTTTAATCAAGTGTTTTTTTAATTAAAGTTGATTAAATTTAAATAATAGTGATATAATATTACTATAGGAGGTGCTATCATGAGCAATAAAAAAGATGGACTTGTTAATAGACAAAGATATTCTAGTACATTTGATATAGAGTTATTAGAAAAAACAAAAGAACTTTCTAAAGAAACATCTGTACCAATGTCTAAATTACTAGATAAAGCTTTGGAATTATTGCTAAAAGATTATAATAAACTTTAA